GTCGAACTGAGCATATTGGCTGTCAAAGTCATAGGGCACGAGTGTGCGAGCGACGTCATCAGGGATGAGGTGCTCGACGTAATCAACGAGACAATGATAGAAGAAAGGTGGATACTTCGTAGTCTGGTTGGTAACATCGGCCTGGCGACCAGCAAGGCAAGCAACATCATTATTGTAGGACCGAGCAGGATGGTAACCGTCGTCCAAAAATGGTGTGCATATACGTCGACAAGACGATTGACCGTCCTCGGTGACGAGGGGGTGAATAGTCTGGTACATGTCGGGCTGCTGGACGCATTGAGTGAGCTTGTTATTGAGAGTGACCAAACATGATCGTGTTTTGATGAGCTCATACATTATGCTAGCAGCTAACGGGGCATCAGGGTGGTCAGACGACCGTAGGATGCGTTCAATGTCGCTGATCTGTGGATCTTTAGCTGCTGCGACACGCACTGCAATAGTTTGAAGGGCCGCATCTGAAACAGACACAGCAGTGCACGAGCCGATCCGAGCAAAAGAGTGGTGCAGCATTGTTTCTGAGCCGCTGCCAGTAAGCACGCGCATGTACGCGTGCTGGCCGACGACGAACTCTCGCCGATGCAGCCGGTTGCCGGGTAGGAACCAGGCAAAAGGCCCGTAGACCACCCGAATGGCGTTGAAATAAATCAATCGACGATCGGGGGCAATCTGTTTCTGCTCAATCAGATAGACAACAGAGCCCCACCAATGGTCTACGATTATGCTGTCATGCTCATAGTTCCAAAGTTGATGGCGGTAAGTGGCAGCACCATTGACGGTGATAGTGAGAGTGTTGTCACTATTTGGTGAATAAACACTGTCAGTGGTGGAGCCAGCGACAGCTCCAGGTACAAAGGTGTAGAGAAGAAGGTCATGTCCATCAAGATACGACCTGACATCGGAATAATAGTCGACATCAGTCATACGATAGACATGTTGACTAGTGACCTTATCATTGGCGGCTACTGTTTGAAGATCCTTAGCATCATAAAAGAACCTAGTGCCGTCGATGCGCCCGTGCTCAGCAGTAGACATGGAAACCGAGTAAGGTGTTCGACCAGTCATAGACGTAAAAACGTTTGCGAGCGTGTTAGCGCGGCTGCGATCATTGGCCGCGGTGGCATGCGAATGAACAAGGGCTGCAGTCTTGGTGGTTTGTTCGACAGCACAAGACTTAAACAGCTGCCTGTAATCGGCTGCGGGGGGCTGAGAGCACCATGACAAAATGGTGGTTTGCAAGCGTAGCCCCAAAGCTGTGCGCGCCTGTTGTAAAGCGTCGCAGAGTAACACACGAAACTGTTGACCAATTGGTGACTTTACCAAAAGAACGGTTCCAACACTCAGGCCAACGAGGCCTGCTACTTTAGTCGAGTTTTCTCGCAACATTACGGAGTGTAATTCTAGAGTAGAAGAG